CGGTCGCCCTGCCTCCGCCGAAGCCGAACATGGAGCCGATGCCGCTGGCGATGGACGACCAGAAGCCGCCGCCTTCCTTGCCGAGACCCTTGGCCGCGTCGGTCAGGAGGTCGAACAGATCGTCCGCGAGATTGTCGAGCATCCGCGTCGTGAAGCGGTCGGCCAGATTGTCGAAGAAGCCGCCGAGGTCGCCGTCGATGGCGGCCTTGATCCCGTCGGTGAAGGCGTAGCGGAACTCGTCACGCATCCGGCCTGTCTGGTCGGCCGTGTCCAGGCGTTGCCATTCGTTTTCGGCTTGGGCGCGGCGCGCCTCCGCCGTCAGTTCGGGCCGCAGCGACAGCAGGTCGTTGATCCGCTGTTCGATCCAGAGTTCGCGCTCCCGCTCCTTGATGCGGTCGGGGTCGCCTTCCAGTCGGGCGATCTCGGCTTCGAAGCCCAGGCGGTCGAGGAGGAGGTCGTTCTGGCGACGGACGCTTTCACCAAGCTCCTCCCAGAAAGCGATGCTCTTCTTTTCCCAATCGGCGATCTGTTCGGAGCGTTCACGAACCGCGTCCAGAGCCTTCAGGTGGTCCTGCGCCTTGGTGGCGGCGTCCTCATATCCGGCTCGCTCGAAGTCGGCCGTCAGTCGCGCCAGTTCCTGCTTGCGCTCCAGCGCCTTGATCTGGGCACTGTTGCCGCTGGCTCGGGCGAGGTCGAGCGCGTTCTGCAGGTCGAGCGCCTCGCGCATGGCGGCGATGTCGGCTTCGGTGGGGCCGGTGCGGCCGCGGCCGGTGCGACTCCCGGCGGTATCGTTCTTTCCCCTGGGCTGCTGCAATCCAGGCGGCAGGCTGAAGCCGCCCGGCACCGAAGTGTCGATTTCCGGCGACGGAGTAGCCGCCGCATCACTGGCCTTCTGAATGCGAGACAGTTCCGCCAGGTTCGATGCAATGCGGCGCTCGACCCTTTGTCGACGGTTCGCCGCAGCGCCTTCCTGCTCTAGGCGGGCGAGGTTGCTCCGGTTGAACGCAAGATCGCGCTGGACCGCCGCTTCGTCGCGCGTAGGGGCGGGCGCGAACGACCCTTGGCTGACCAGCAGGCCAGCGCCTACGGCAGCCGAACCGGCCACTGGCAAGATGGCGCCACCCTTCGCGCCGCCCGCGACTGTGAGCCCCGCCAGCGCGAGCCGAGTGTCGTTCGCGAGCTTGATGATCTTTCCAAGCCCTGCGAGCAGCCCAGCGATAGGCCCGCCAGCCGCGATCAACCCCAGGAAGGCTAGGCCTGCGACCTGAACCCCGCCGGGCAGGTCGTTGAAGGCCTTCAGGACGTTGGTGGCCGCGCCGAACACCTGGGTCATGGCGGGGAGAAGTTCCTGCCCGAGCGACCGGGCCGCCTTGTTGAACTCAGCCGTCATTGCGCGGGTCTTGCCGGTGGCTGAATCCGCTTCTGACGCTGCGCGCCCCTCCGCTACCCCAAGCTTCTCGATGATGAGGTTCGCCCGCGCGATGGACTTGGCGGCCTCGTCGGCTTCCGACGCATTGCCCTTGAAGCCGAGGCGAAGAAGCTCAGCCTCGACAGCCGCCTGGTTGATTACGACGCCGAAGGCCTTGAGCGGCTCGGTCTCGCCCGTAAGGCCAGACACGATCTTCTGTAGGGCCTCAGCGTCTGAGACGTTGAACATCGCCCCGGCGTCAACGCCGCGCGCCGCCAGCGCCTCGACCATCTTCGTCGCGGTTTCAGCAGCAACGCCGGTCCCGGTCAGAACCAGTTGGAGCTTCGTCATCTGCTCTCGCAGCGCCACGGCGTCGCGACCAGAGGCGTCAGCTAGGGCTTCGGAGAAGTTACGGGCGCCCCGCGCTCCAGTGGCAAATGCCATATCGAACGACGCTTCGATCTCTTCAGCGTCAGCCGCGAGTTTCAGCGAATAGGCTGTGATCGCCGCGAAGGCGAGTTGGGCGGATCGCGAGATGCCCGCGAAGGTCCGGCCGATATCTGAGCCCAGGTCGCGGTATCGGCCTTTCAGGTCCTTCGCTACCCGCTCGGCCGCCGCGCGCACCTCGTCCTCGGTGTAGTCCGAGGCGTTGCGGATGATCCGCATGGAGCGTTCGAACTCGCTGTGACCAGCATCCGAGAAGGCGCGCTTCAGTTCGGCCTGGGCGTGGCGAGCGGCGTCCTCGACCTTCTTCATCTCAGCCTTGGTCTCGCGCTCAGCGCGGGCGAGGTCGGATTTCAGCTTGTCGGTCGTCGCTCGCAGTTCAAACTCTGCGCTGCCAACAACGGTGCCCTCAGCCATGCGGCCTCCAAAGAAAAAGGCCCGCCGGAGCGAGCCTTGGTCGATTTGCGTTTAGGATCGAGGCGGCCTGTGCGGATCAGCCGACAAAAGGCTGGACCGCCTCGCTAACTCGCTTTGCACAGCTCCGACCAAGCCTTTTGAAACTGGTCATAATTCTCAGGCGTTCCGATCTCGGCGACCCTGCCTACCGAATAGAAGGGGCGGTCGCCGACGTAGCCTCCAAAGCGGTTTTTCGCGTTCACCATTCCGCAGACGACGGGCAGTCCGCTCTGGCGCGATACGAAAAGCCGAGAGAAGCGGGCGCTCTCCGGATCGGTCAACACCGCTCGAACGGAGTCTTCGGCGTCGTACTTGCGCACCTCGTCAGCCATTCGGGCTTCTTCGGCCGCTTTCTCAGCCAACTGCTCGGGCGATGGTTCTCCGCAGCCTGCCAGAGCAACCCCTACGGCCACCAGCATCAACAATCGCTTCATGACTCACCCTCCGCTCGCTGGACCCTATTCGGCGTCGGGGGCCTCATCAACTCCAAGGCCATGCATCATCGCGAAGCTGGCGATCAGTGCGTCACCGGCGTCCGCGACCTCCTCCTCCCGATCCTCCAGGTAATACGACAGGCGCGAAAGGCGCGGCTCCCGAGCAAATCGCTCGCTCATCCATCCGTGGGCTGTCGCCATTTCGATCGCTCGGCGGCCACGTGACCGAATGGCGAGATGGGTTAAGTAGGGCGTCTGATCCCAGAACTCAGCTTCGGTCAGGCCGACCGAAAAAGCCGCCTCCAAAGCGTCTTCAACGACGTCCAGAGGCGGATCAGAGGGTTTGCGGCACGCTCAACCCCAGACGGCCGGCGAGAAGCCAAGGCCCACGCTTTCAGGACGGCGAGGTAGGCCTCAGCGGCCGGAAGGCCGAAACCGTCGAGCAACTCCTCCTCACGGACTTGGCCGCCACTGGCGACGACGATTAGGCGGGCCAGAGCTTCCATGTCGCCCGGCTTGCCCGAGGCGGCCAAGTCGAGCGTCTCAATGACCCCGACGCGGCCGACTTGGTCAATCGCACGCCAGGTGAACCGAAGGGGGATCGTTCGGTCGCCGAGCGGCAACTCCACGACCCCACGGCGATCATCGCTCATCAGGTAGACGCACCGCGAACCGGCGCCGCCTTCGGCATGATCGAGACATCGCTCATCATCTTGCCGTCGACGCTATGGCTCTCGCCGATGACGACGCGGCCGACGAACACGGTGGCCTTGGTCAGGCCCTTCAAGCGGACTTTTACGTCCTCGGCCGAGGCGTAGGCCGTGAACAGCAGTTCCTGCGTCGCGTCGCCCGGCTGAAGGTGCATCTGGAAGGTCAGCGGCGGGTTGGTGCGGGCGCCGTAGAGCGTTTCCGTCTCGCCAACCGGGGTGTCGAAGTCGGTGGCGTCGGTCTCGCGCGGCGTGCCGCCGGTGTACGAGGCCGTGGTGACGCCGGGGATCACTTCCCAATCGGGCGTTTCGGTCGTCGAAGTGTCGATCTCGACCTTCACAGCGCCTTGGACAAGAGTTGCCATTGCTCAGCTCCTTTGCAGGCATGGAAAAGGCCGCGCACAGCCTGCCCTGGGCGCGTTGGGGATGACCGGCTGGGCCGGGGTTCAGGTGTTGACGAGATCCAGGCGGATCGTGACGCGGCGGCCGGTGTAGGCCTCGTCCGTCGTCGGGGATTGGACCGGGCCGGTGACACGGGCCACGTCGCACTTGCCGCCAGTGATTACGAGGTCGCCGGGGCGGTTGTGGAAGAGGTCGCGGACCTGACGCATCAGAGCCTCGAGCCCTGCCGCCGAGCCGGTCCGGCGCTGATAGCCGCGCACGTCCTGCACGATCAGGCGGCCAGTCTCGGTGAAAGTCTCCAACGCTTCGTCGCGGGTCGGCACGGCGATGATGAGGAACGGCTTCGACGGCTTCGGCTCCTGGCTGAGGAAGTCGTCGGGTGCCGCCTCGTTGAAGATGGCCGGGGCGTTGTTCCAGGTGGCCAGCGAAGGAGCGACGGCGGCCAGTCGGGCGAAGATCGTGGCGGTGGAGTTCAATCCTTCGCTCCCTCGATGAACGCCTGCCGCAGGTCGTCGGTATGGTCGGTCGTCAGTAGCCCGAGGAAGGGGCGCGGCGCCATGCGCTCGGTGCCCTTCTCCAGCGCTTCGGCATATCCGGCATTAGCGACGATGCGCCCCACCAGATCATCGCCCTCGTCACGGATGTTGGGATCGGCGTTGGTGTTGGAGCGCAGGTTGTTGGTGTCAGGCGCGGGCGGCTCGCCGGGGGCTGAGGCCTGGTGCTTGCCGTAAATCTTGCCGGAGCCTGGCCGGCGCAGAATGTCGTCCTTCAGGATCGTCTCAGCCTTGCCGAGCGCGCCTCGCAGACCCCTCTCCCCGGCGTCCGCCGCGATCCGGGCGAGAACGCCGTCGTAGAGCGTGACCTTGGCCATCAGCGGGCCTGCAGCTTGTAGAGGGCGCTGGCGGGGTCGCCGGTCTTGGCGATGACGTCGAAAGTGCGCATGGCACCGCCATTGGATGGGTCCGGCGCGGTGATCTGGTGCCCCTTGGCCGGGATCACGCCCGAAGGCAGGCTTCCGCCCAGGACCAGCACCTGCCGATCCGTCGCGGGAATGCCCAGGCTGATGCGACGATAGTCGCTGTAGTCGGTGACGAGGGCTTTGCATGGATGAGAAGCAGGGTCCTGCGGTATCTGCCCGCCCTGGCCGTCGCTGATCCAGCCGCCCGGCACCGTCAGGACGCCTTCTTCGAAGTCCTCAGCGAAGTCCTCATAGGCGGCTTCGGCCTCACCCGTGATGATGCTCATGCCGCCCTCTTGATCGAAATGCTCTCGTCGCAGCGGCAGGCCACAATCTCGTCGGCTCCCGCCCCAAGGGAGGCGTCCCCCGGATACATCATCAGGGCGCCGCTCGGGCTCTGGAACGGCAGCGTCAGACCCCGCACCTTCTGGCCGCCCATGGCGTCGTGCGTGTCCCTGACGCGGCGATCCCCGGCATTGTGCCAGGCTCGCTCGATCTCAGCTTCGGTGATGCGACCGCTGTCGACCAGTTGCTGATAGGCTTCCTTCTTGGCCGCCCGGATAGCGGGGATGCCCTCGGTTCGCGCGATGATCTCACCGCGCAGTTGAAGGAGCCGGCGCTCATAGGCGGTGATGGCCTTGGCTGCGATCTCGGGATCGACGGCCCGTCCCTCCCGGATGGCCTTGGTGACGGAGCGGTCGAAGCGCCGGTCGCGCCGCCCCCGGCTCAGGTAGTTCTTCAGCAGCTTCGGGTCAGCCGACGCCAACTCATCGCGCGCCGTGGCGACATAGGCCCGCTGCGGGGCAGAGAGGCCCATGAGGCCGCCCTCCCGTTTCCCGGTCACACGGCTTGTGCGCCCCACCAGATCAAGCCCCACCGCCCGAGGATGGGTGCCGCGCGCCATGCCCTCGGCGATGAACCGGCGGGCCTGTTCGCGTTCGGTCTCCAGCAGGCCGGTGATAAGGCGCCCGGCCGTCGCGCGGATGATGGCGGCGGCGCGCTGGTTGCCGGGGTCGAAGCGGAACCCGACCGCGACGCTTGCGGGCATTGACGACGTCGCCGCCTGCCCTCCGGCGATGAAGGCCTCGTTGATCTTGGCTTCAAGAGCGTGAAAGGCGGCGCGGTCGAGGTGCAGCGCCTCCATGGCGCCGTTCAGGTCGCCCTGATCAATCGCGGCCACCAGCCGTTGAAACTCGACGCCAGACTTCAGATCGGCGACGACGACCATGAAGGCCTCAGCGACCTCCGGGCCGAACTTCGCCGCCAGCTCCGCGAAGAGCTGTCGTTGCGTCGGGCGTCTGGCCATGGGGTGTTAGGGCTTGAGGGCCCTGGCGTGGCGCGCGGCCTCCGCCATGAGATCTAGGTAGGATTCGGCTTGGGCCATCGCGACCTCGCGGATTTTCTGTTGCCGTTCGAGCGGGGCGTCTACGAGGATCGCCTGCTGGAGCGCGTCAGCCGACGAGATGATGTCCTGAAGCGTCTCCGTTGCCATCGCCAACGGCATCTTGTGCGCGTTCAGGCGCGGATCGTCATGGGCGATGCGGCGGGTCACGATCTGGACAGTCGCACAGGTCATGGGTTCAGCCAACTGCCCAGAGGCCGAAGCCAGCCACCGCGTCGATCGGACGGAGGAAGGGGGCGAGATATCCCTCGACCGATGACAGGCGAACCGTAGCGTCTGCCACGGCGTCGCCGCTGCCCTCGAAATACTCCTTCTCGATGACGTCGATCTTCTTGCGCTTCAGGGCGCCGCCAGCGGTCGCGCTGATGACCAGCTTGCCCGGGTTCTGCGCCTCATACAGCGCGGCCGCATAAGCCGCGTTCGCCGTAGCTGTCAGCAGAGGATCAACAGCCGGATCGCCGATCAGGCGCGGGCCATACGTCCCATCGATGTAGTCGGTTGCCCGCTGGAGGAGAATGGCCGCGCTGGGCGCACCGGTCGGCAGTTGGTAGCCGCGCGCGGCGAGCCACTCGTCCAGGCCTTCAGGCGTTCCATGCACGGCCATCTCCGTTACGCCTTGGCCTGATCGGCCACGAAAGCAGCCTTGTCTTCGTCCGACATGGCGTTGAAGGCGTCGGCGTCCACCTTCGACAGGCCGTTCAGGAGAACGGTCTCGCCCTGGGTGATGTTGAACTTGCCGCCGCCGTGATGCTCGGCCTTCAGGTCGCCCTTGGCGTCGCCGCCGGCCGGGTTCGTGACCGTCTTCTTGCCCTTGGCGTCGCCGCCGGAGATGGTCTCGTACCGGCCAGCCCAGGCGGTCGGTTCCGCCTTCACCGTCAATTCGGTGCCGACCGGGATTTCCTTGCCGTCAGCGCCGTAGATGCCGCCGGCCGTGATCTTGATGCGGGTGTCGCTCATGGCGA